CGTCCCGGCATCAAGATCCTGGAGACTGAAATGCCTTTCTTCCGGGAAGGTTTCAAAATCAAGGAAAAGGACCGTCAGGACATCCTGCGGATCCGTGAAAAGAATGATCCCTACATGAACGACGCGCTGAACCGGGTGTTCGACGACGCGGCCAATCTGCTGGAAGGCGCACTGGTCGTTGCGGAGCGCGAGATCATGCAGCTGCTGTTCCCGGAGAACGGCAATGTGGGTATCACGATCGCTGCGAACGGCGTGAACTACACCTACAACTACGACCCGAATGGCGCGTGGAAAGCGGCGAACTACTTCCCGGTTCCCAGCGATTACACCTGGGACAAACCGAACGCCGCGGATCCTCTGACCGACATCCGGACGGCCCAGGACGCCATCAAGGCGCAGGGCGGACAGGGATCGCTGCTCGTGATGAACAACGAGACCTTCAAACTGTTCCGGAGCATCAAGGCCATCAAGGACCTGTTCCTGACCACGAACGGACTGGCCGTCGGCTATCTGACCGACGCGCAGATCGTGACCGTGCTGAAGGACGCCCTGAATCTGTCCGGCATCGTGATCTACGACAAGCAGTACAAGGACGAAGACGGCGTGACTGCCAAGTTCGTACCGGACTACTATGTCGCGGTTCTGCCGGACGGCACGCTGGGCAACACCTGGCGCGGCACCACGCCCGAAGAGGCCGATCTGATCGGCAGCAACCAGGCGGAAGTCGCGATCGTGAACAACGGTATCGCGATCACCCAGATCCTGGATGCGCATCCCGTGAACCTGAACACCTTCGCTTCCGAGATCGTCCTGCCCAGCTTTGAGCGGATGAACGAGGTCGCCGTGATCAAGGTCAAGTGATGAATCACCGGCGGCGGATGAAGAGTCTGCCGCCGGAATAACCCGCAGAAAGGGGAACATTCCATGCTGGTGAAAGCCAAAATGAATGTCAGGGATGCCAATGGATGGCACATGGCGGGAGACGTATTTCATACAGATGCCGATTTCGGTGACGCCGTGGAAGTACTGGACGCACCGGAACCAGTGAAAGCGGAACAGGCGGCGGAAGAACCCGCGGAACAGCCGAAACCGAGGACATCCACCAGGCGGAAAACAACAACGAAGTGAAAGGAGGCGGGCAGAATGACGGAAGCGCAGAAGATCATCATGCTTCAGCAGATGGGGGAAACGGACAGCGACGACGTCCTGTCCGCATACCTGGAACTGGCACGGCAGAAGATCCTCAACCGCATGTATCCGTTCATGGAGGACTTTGAAGGGATGGAAGTCCCGGACAAGTACACGGCCATCCAACTGAAGATTGCCAACTATATGTTGGGGAAGCGTGGCGCTGAAGGGCAGATTCAGCATATCGAAAACGGGATCCACCGGAACTACGGTTCTGGCGATATTCCAAACGATATGCTGGCAGAGATCGTTCCGTACTGTCAGGCGATCCGGTAAGGCGGTGAGCGTGTGAGAAACCTCCGAAAGAACATGACGGACTTTGAGTATCTCCCGTGGGACGGTGCGGAAAGCGACCTGAACGACGACGGAGAGCATACCGGGGAGTATTACCCGGTGTACGGCGATCCGGTATCGTACAAAGGTAACATTTCCATGCCGATCGGACAGACCGTCCAGAACTTCTTCGGTACGGACGTAAGATACACGCATGTGCTGGTGATGGACGACCCCAAAGCGGATATTCAGGAGACGGGGATCATCAAGTGGCAGGGACGGCTGTACGATATTACGGCGGTACGTCCGAGCCTAAACGCACTGAGCGTGGCGCTTCGGAAGAAGACAGAGGATCATTCGGCAGAGATGCCGTATGTTCCAGACCCGGAACCGGACGGAAACGACGGTGACGGCGAATGAGTTACAAGATTCTCAAGACCATCGACATGGATCTCAGTCCGAAATCCATCGACAACGCGATCCGGGAACTGAAACGGTTTCAGACGGACCTGAAAAAGACGATGTGGGAACTGATTGAGAAACTGACGATGGAAGGCGCAGAGATTGCCAAGATGCAGGTCGCGTCGATGGACGCAGTGTATACCGGCCAACTGGAAAGCAGCATCCAGGGATTATTCTTTCCTTCGGAACGCTGCGGGTTTGTGATCGCGGATACTCCGTATGCGATATATGTGGAGTACGGAACAGGTGCCGTCGGTGCTGGAGAAGAACCCGGGCCGAACGGGGAACGGGGAGAACCGCATCCGGCAGCTGAAGGCAACTGGAATTACGACGTGAAACATCACGGTAAAGAAGGTTGGGTGTACTTGAACGATAACGATGGAAAGTACCACTGGACGAAGGGGTATGTTTCCAGGCCGTTCATGTACAACACGCTGAGATGGTTGGAAGAAGCGGCACCGGAACGGATGAGCGAGATGCTGAACCAAATGTAAGGGGGCAGACGGATGATCGACTTTGAAGTGCAGATCTTTAACAAGGTCCACGCGGTCGTTGCTCCGTTGTGCGCCGGTAAGAAGTTTGTCAGCAAGCAACTCGTCAGTCCGACTGCGTTTCCTGCCGCAAGCCTGATTGAGATGGACAATACAACCGTCCGGAACAGGCAGAGCAGCACACCGCGTGAAAACTACGCACTGGTGACATACCAGTTGGACGTGTTCGCCACGAAGAAAAGCGAGTGCAGAAATGTATTCGCAGCTGCGGACGACATGATGCTGAAACTGAACTTCAGCAGAATGAGCGGACGGTACATCGACAATCCCAGCAATCCGGACGTGTTCCGGTATACGGCGCGGTATGAAGCGGAAGTGGATCCGGAAGGCAATCTCTACCGCAGATAAGACCAGGTAATTTCACATACAAGACGCATGATTGCGAGTTTGGGTTATGCCCCGCTTTCATGCGTTTTTTGTATCTATCACGATGAAAGGAGACAAAAGATATGCCGCAGGTAAAAGGTATTTCCACGTATCAGACTTATCTGATGTACAGAACCACCACGACCGGTACGTATGACAAACTGATCGACATCACTTCCTTCCCGGATCTGATTCCTCCGAAGGAGCGTATCGACATCACCTCGCTGTCTGACTACATGCGCGTAAACTGATTGCGCCTTTGACCGGTAACGGTCATAGCAAACCTGTTTAATTGCCGGAAACTCTTGGATTCAATGCCGGGTTCAAGACAATCGGCAGCCAAGCGGCGAAAGCCGAAGGTTCAACGACTATCCCGAGAGGGAGTACGCCACAAGCGTTTGGTGGCGGAAATGGCAGGAATCCGGTAACGGATTGTGAGATAGTCTGATCTTCACGGCAACGTGAAGCAGTCCAAATGGACGGTTGCGGAGCAGCGACCCGCAGCGAACACAAATGGTACATCAACGGCATAAACGCTTGTGCCTGAGTGCGGTAACGCATTCAGAAAACCTGTCTAATTGCTGGAAACTCTTGTTATTAGACACTGGGATAACAAGACAATCAGCAGCCAAGCCTCATTGAGGAAGGTTCAACGACTATCCCGGAAGGGAGTACACCCAAGCGGGTGGAAATGGCAGGGGTCCGGAAACGGATCGTGATATAGTCTGATCTTCATGGCGACATGAAGCAGTCCGAAAGGACGGTCACGTTGTAGCGAGACGTGATGAACAAATATGTGGTGACACCAGTGAATTCCAGTTCGGGGCGAACTACACTCCGGACAACTATTCCAAGGTCAAGGCCCTGGAAGGAACGATCTACGAATATGCCGTATGGTTTGGCGCATCCGGCACGGAAGGCAACGAAGTTCCGGATGGCCACATGGGCAAATTTGAGTGGACCGGCGACATCTCCGCGGGTATTTCCGGCGGCGGCGTCAACGAAGCGGTCGGTATGACAGTAAACGCCACTCCGTCCACGGTTATCGTGTACAAGACCACCTGATGAAGATCGGGGAGGGAGGAATCCCTTCCTCCCCGGTTCTTGAAACAATAAGGGGGCATTGATATGCCGAGAAAAAAGACTGTGCCGATTGATTCGGCGAGAAAGGAAGGCAAGCCGATGGCTGCGACAAATGAAAACGAATTCACAAAAGTAATTATCAGGGATGAGGATGGAACCAAGTATACGCTGGAATTCAATGCCAGGGTCGTCAAGAGCATGGAGCGGAAGGGGTTCAAGATCGACACGGACTATCCGCAGACCATGATTGAGGATTTGTTCCTTGGCGCATTCCAGATGCACCACAAGAACATTATGCCGGAGAAGGTCAAACGGATCTGGGCATACCAGCGGAAGAAGGATGAACTTCTGGGCATGATGGTCAAACTGTACATGAAACCCCTGGAGGAACTCATGGCAGAACCGGAAGGCGAAGAGGAAAACGAGAACCCTACGTGGGAGACCGTCTGACGGAAGAAAAAGAGAAACCGAAGCAGACGAGTCCGACCCCGTATGGAGATATATTCGACGAACTGTTTCCTCACTATCTGCTGATGGGCATGTCGCCGGAACAGTACTGGGACGGCGAATACGGCCTGAAACGCGCATACCGAAAAGCGTACCGGATGCGGGTTGAAAACGAACAGAAACTGGCAGACAGGAACAACTGGTACATGGGACAGTACATTATCATGGCACTTCACTGCACGCCGCTGTTGGTTGGCGGACTGAATGTGAAGAACACAACGAGATTGCCGAACTATCCGGATAAACCGTTCCTGGAAGAAGCAGAAGTCACGAGGAAAGCGGAAGACCGCATGAAAGCGGAAGAAGACCAGACGAAACTGGCAATGGCGATGTTCCACGCAGGAATCGAGCAGTTCAACAAGAACGTGCTGAAACGGTTGGAACAGGAGCAGAAGTCAGCGGACTCCGGGCAGTAAGAATACGGGCGCGTCAGCGAGGAGGACGAAACTATGCCGGATGTTGGAGTACTCAATTTACAAATTCACGAAAACTCAAGTCAGGCAGAACAAGGTCTTCAGAAACTCGCTGACGCGCTTTTCCGTGTTAAAAGAGCGGTCAATGGCGGCCTTAAACTGGCAAATATAGCCACGCAATTACAGAAAATTGCAAATGTTGTGGATAATAACATCTCCGGATCCACCATTTCAAAACTGGCGGAATTCGGCGATTCACTGGCCCGTCTGAAAGGGTTGGGGGACGTTCGTATCAGCATTCGCACAACAAATCTGGACGGCACGATAAGAGCCGTACAGGACGGGAAACGCACCATTGAAGAGATGGGCGAGTCAATGCAGGAAACAACCAATTCTTTTGCCGAAGGATTCGGTGAAGTTGCACAAGTTCCGATTGATGCAATCGGCAACTTGAAAGAACTGGACGGCGAACTGCGCAAAACGGAAGACACAATTAATGAAGTCAAGAATACTGCAACGGGTCTTGACTTTTCTGTATTTGACCCTGCAAACCTTCCGCTTGGTGCGCTTGGAATGAAACTTAATGACAACGCACAGGAGTGGCACCAATGGGGGAAAGCCGTTGCGGAAACGTTTGAAGACGTGCGGCAAATGGGTTCCAGACAATTACTGAATGACTTCTATAATCATTCAAACGACAGTGCTGGGAAAGTTACTGCATTTGGATCTATTGAAGAAGCGGCAAAAGCACTTGGTATAACGGTTGAAGAAGCACAGGCGAAAGTCAGGTTACTGAAAGACGAACTGCACGATAACACCGGAATGGTGCGCGGTTTCAGTTCCATTGAGGAAGCAGCGGAAGCACTCGGAATCACTGTGGACGAAGCAAGGCAGAAAGTTGTTCACATGTATGAGGATTCCATCAGCGAAGCAATTAAATTAAGCAGAGAAATCGGACAGAAATATGACAATGTAATATATAGAGAACAAACAACAATAGCTGGCAATCTCAGCCGGTTTGCTGCTGCATTACGCGGAGATTTAGGAGAAAAAGAACAGTTCTACGCAATTCAGGCGGAAGCGTCCCATACAGGCGAAACGATTGAAGAAGTTTCAAAACGAATTGAAAAAGCGATGTTTCCGATCAATGCAATGCGGGAAAGAATTCGCGAACTGTTTGAAACCCTGGAAAAAGAACCGAAGATTAATTTGGCGGAATCAATTAACCGGCAAATGAATATTGACGGTCCTATAATAAACGCACAGAAAAGTGCGGAAGTTCTTCAGGCATGTATTACGGAAACGGAAAGACAAATTGATGAACTGATTGAAAAATTAAATCAACCGATCAATATCAACTGGGCAGACGCAATCGATCAAATGCAAGGATTAAAATCAGCAGCAAAATCTGCAGATGACAGTTTGTCTGTATTCCTGAATGCTATGGCATATGAGGATTCTCCTGCTGCAGATAAGATCAGGGAACTGAACCCGGAGATGAACGATCTTGCAGAGCAACTTAGAGAAACCGGACAAATTGCGTCCGGAGAAACGCTTTCTTCTCTTGTCGACCTGGATGGAGAACTGAAGCAGAAGAAAAAGGATACCGACGACGCATGCGGAGCATTTGAACGGTTCAAGAATGGATTAGGTCATATCAAGGACGGCGTCAAAGGTTTGTTCCCGCATCTGACAAAACTTGGAAAACAATTTGTCAGTATTGCCCGCCGCATGATGATCCGTTCGATTATTAAGCAGTTTACCGGTGGACTCCAGGAAGGATTGCAAAACGTATACCAGTACAGCAAACTGGTTGGAACCGGATTTGCACCCGCAATGGACAGTGCGGCATCCAGTCTGTTACAGATGAAGAACAGTATCGGCGCGGCACTTGCACCTGCAATTCAGGCACTAATTCCGCTTTTACAGTCCGTTGTGAACTGGGTTATCAGCGTCATCAATTACTTCAACCAGTTCTTTGCTTTGCTGAACGGTCAGAAAACCTGGACACGGGCATTACCGGCAACTACTACCGCCTTTGGGAAGCAGGAGAAGGCGGCGAAAAAAACAGGATCTGCCATCAAAGACCTGTTGGCAGACTGGGACGAACTCAACATCATTCAGAGCCAAACAAGTGGAGCAGGCGGACTTGGCGACAACAGCGAAGCTGAACAGTACCTGAAGATGTTTGAGGAAGTATCCACATTTGACAACAAGATCAAAGACATTGTCAATTTCATTAAAGACAATTTTGACATTATAAAGGATACGGCACTTGCAATCGGAGCGGCGATTCTGGCATGGAAGTTCAGCAGCGCGTTCCTTGGGGATATTTCCGGATTGACGAAAATCGGACTTGCGTTGGAAGTCGCTGGAATTGCCTTGACTATCGGGACTGCTATCCGTGGTGGCACAAATGGTTTCTATACAGACGAAGACACCGGAGAACTGATCGCCGGGATCTGCGCGATGGGACTCGGCGGTGCTGCACTTGGTTGGAAAGTTGGCGGTCTCTGGGGCGCGTTGGCAGGGTTTACAATGGGAATTGGAGTCGGACTGTACGGCCAGGCATTTTCGTTCA